CATATACGTATGTAAACCCGCATCTTGAACCGGAAAAACCCAGGCCACACAATCTGAGTCATTGTGATGTGAATGCCACCATCCAGGAGGCGTTGTAAATGTACATCCTTTTTTCCAAATCATTTTTATTGGATCTTTTACATTTCCATATTCATCCAATGATTTACCCATTAATGTATATACTTTTCCTACTGATTTTTCATTTACACTTATACATAAATCAACTGCTATAGAATTATGGCGATGGGGGCGTTGTACTGTATTCGGTCCAATTGAATTCATCAATGACCACATTGTATGTGTAAGTGTATTTAATTTTTCATTTACCATTTGCGTATTTGATAACAATACTCCATTTCTGTTTCTATTTTTTGCATTATTTTCATTATTGTATTTTTGTATTTGTTTCATCATTGTACTATTAATATAATGAACACTCTCAAATCTAGGTTCTTCTGGAATACACTTTAAAAACCGTAATAATGGACTATCATTTGCATAAAATAATATTGTATGATCTTTATAATCTGTTTTGTGTATACATATTTCCTTTGTAAATGGTATAATAAATACATCTCCCCTACCCCAAACTGTTTTTTTGTCTCCAATTGTTGTAATTCCATAACCTTCTAATACATAAAATATATGACTTGATGCTTTTGATAAATTATGTGTAATCGATTTCGACTTTGAAAAATCAATGTAATATATTTCCAAATTAGGCGTTGTAATTTTATCAAAATCATAATTGTTTCCATTATAATTATTACCATTTATCATTGTTTCGGGTAGTATTTCACTATTTTGAGGTACAGCCGCGCTGGTATATTCAAAGTATACTGGGGTATTTTCCATAATATAAAAATATACATTCATTTTTTTATATTAATTACCATTTATTTTTCAATAACCGCTTATAATATAAGTCACAATCATGGTCACTTACACGAAAACAAGAAAATAATGAAAAAGAAAACCACGAATTATACTCATAATTCGGAAAAAATTTATAATTATCGTCAAACAACTGGATATTTTGTCCCACGTGTTGGTAATAAATCATTGGTGCAGCTGTAACAATATCACGATTATTTGTAAAACGGTAATGTGTTAAATTATTACGATCATCAAAATCTTCTCTAAAAGCAGCATTTCCCACACGGGGGCTGGCAAACGAAGCCACCACTATTTCTTGATGAATATTTTTTGATAATTGATAACCATATAATGTACTTAATGCTGCGCCCAAACTATGACCAGTAATATACACTTGATAATCATAATATTGTTTTTGTTTTAATAAATCAACCACTACATTTGTTATTTTATCGTAATTATTATTTTTATAAAGTTGATTATAAAATCCTTGATGAACACGTATATTATCTCCCAAATCCTTTTTTATAACTTGTAAATCATAATACCAATCTGCTCTTGATTCGCTACCCCTGAATATTACACATATACGTTTATTTGTTTCACTTATAGTAATACCAACTTGCAAATCCGTATCTTCGTCACTAATGAATTTTACAATTTTACCGTGAGGCGATTTTTTCGCAATTTCTAAAAATGCCTCTTGACGCGTTTCATTTACCTCACTTAACGGGTTTTCCTCTTCTGAACCACCCATTTGACCAATAAATGTTTCAATATCTTCGTCCTTTTTTAATGAAAAATCTTTTCCGTAATTATAAACTAACATGGTTAATCTAAGTAAATCAACTGCATCGTTATGTGCCAATGATGGAATACTCATATAATACATTTAAAAATATATTTTTATATTAAATATTAATGACTAATATATATAACTATGAAAAATATTATTCATATTACAAAATCAGCAACAATGAAATTAAACCATATTGCAAAAGAACACAATGTAAAGTCAATTTTATTTTATATTAAAGGAGGTGGGTGCAATGGATTTAATTATAAATTAGAACCATTTGAAGGAAAACCTCATAAATTAGATGAAATCGTTAAATGCGAAAACATTAATATTGTTATATGTAACAAAAGCTTAATGCATTTATTCGGAACAACTGTCGATTGGAAAAAAGATATTATGGGAGAAGCTTTTAATTTTAAAAATCCCAATGCTGCATCTCAATGTGGCTGTGGAACATCTTTTTCATTTTAATATATTCTAATTATTTATATGACTACAAAAAAATATTCTCTCATTAAAAAAAACATTTCTTGTAAAAATACTTCTGTATTAAAAAAAGCAATTTGTGTATTAGCAGAAAATAATAATAATGTATCCGGAACAATCGAATTTATTCAATATAAAACTAATCTTAAAATCATCTACGAAGTATATGGTTTAAGCAATGGAAAACACGGATTTCACATTCACGCATATGGTGATTTAACCGAATCGTGTAGTAGCACGTGTGGTCATTTTAATCCTCATAATTCACATCATGGAGGTTTACATTCAAAACATAGACACGCTGGTGATTTGGGAAATATAATATCCAAAAACGAAGTGTCAAAAGGAGTAATGTATACAAAATCAGTGTCATTATTACATAACAATTTAAACATATTAGGAAGAAGTATTGTTATTCATGATAAAGAAGACGATCTGGGAAAAGGAGGAAATGATGAATCTCTAGTTACTGGAAATGCTGGTAAGCGATTAGCATGTGGTGTGATTGGATTGAGAAAATAAAACAAAGTATAAAGCTATAGTATTAATATAAATATTACCCATTTATATTATTATAAATTTATAACCTTATTGTATATGATAAAAGTATTAATTAACAATCTTACTGATTTTTCTCATTGTATTGTTTTTTCAGGTGGCAAAAAACCAAAACCAGATGAAATTTTTAGCACGATTGAACTTGCAAAAATAGATGTAGAAAAGGTTAAATTTATATATTCTGATATGGAGATTTTTGAAGATGACAGTATACGTATTATAAAAAAGAAAATATTGAAAGAACTTACCTTTTTTGAAAATATTTCATATGACGAATTATACTTATATTATGAATCTTCGATTAGTCCTAGTATGAAAGAAATATATAATAATGTTACTAATGGCGGTAAGAATATTTTATATGATTACATTTTCAAACAAACTTTATTTAATTTCAAATATAATATTTCAAATAAGCATTTTGAAAATGTCGGAATAAAGGATATTTATGATTATAATGATTTTGTCAAACTAGAATTGGACAAAAATATTAAATTTAATAAACCACTTGGTATGGATTTTTCACATTACACTGATTATAGTTTTTCTGCCAATCCTCTTGATGTTTTTTATGGTTCTGAAGAAGGAGTTGTCGAGCGAAAAACATATGAAAATTCGAGTAATAATTTACTTTTAAGTATGGATAACAATTTATTATTGAATTACAATATTGTACATAATAATATTTATTTAATTATTGCGCCGAATCTTCTTGAAAAATATAATACTGCAGTTCAATCATATTTTATAGAATTATATTATCCATTTTTAAAAAAACAAAATATAAACAATTATGACGATTTAATGAACAATAAGACAATGTTATTGAAAAAAACAAAAGATATAATGAAAGAAAAATCATTCAAATATTATGATAATATACAGTTGTTACATAAAATATATGAAAATAAAAAAACTCCAATTAAATATCTCGAAAATGGAGTTAATCAAATTAACTTTATTATTCATCCTCCATTTAAAACGACCATGCCGTTAGAAAATATTTTCAAATTAATCCATTGTGATTCTAATATTCCATTAATTCGTTTTAACCCAGGAAAGCGTAAAGACAATATTTTTAGAGTTTATAGTACATATACATCTCGAACAGGTAAAAAAGTTCCATTTTATTCAAAGAATACAGTAACTTCGTTATTAAAACAACCAAGGAAACACAATAGTATTAGTTTTTACAGTAAAACAAACGATGATACACTAATTGTCGATTTATTGTCAAATAGTTCTATTATTGTAGATTATAATTGTAAGAAAATATTAAATATTAAACAACTAGAACAGACATTAAGAAAAAAAATTAATATTATAATAAAGTCATTGAATACTATTTTATCCCAATCTGGGTTCTCCATATCTAATTTTGAGAACTTTAAAAATGAAAGTATTGAGCTATCAACATTGAAATATTATATTTATTTTGAAAGTCCATCAGAACTTAAAATAAATAAATGTAAAACATTATTTTCGCATATATTTAACAGTTTGGATAGTAAAGACCGAAACTTGATTTATAAACGTGTTGAGAATTTTAAAAAAATGGATTCAGTCAATACAACAATAAATAGTATATACAAAGAAACAAATAATGAAAGAGCAGTCATAAAAACATTAATGGAAAATAATGCAATGACTGAAGAAGAAGCCACAAAGAAAATGAACAGCTTTTTTGATAGTTTTACCCGAATTAATGGAAAATATGTAAATAAAAGTGTATCCATTGCGGAGAACCCTGGATTCCCTACAAAGTTAAAATTCATTCCGTTTGAAAATAAATCATATTTTGAAATTGAAAATATTTCAGACCTTCGTTATATTCACTTTATCGATGTATATATTGATAGTTTATTGAGAATAATTTATGGCAAAGAATATTTATCTGGTGTAAATGTGTCAACTATTGAAGGATTATGTAAAGAGACAAAAATAGAAGATGAGAGTCATGTCGATGTGGTTGTTATGACAACAGAAAAACCAGATATGCAACCACTCACATTTGTTACAGAAGATAAAGAAGAACAAGATGATGATGATGATGATGATGGTATATTTTTTGGAGACGATGATGATGATGAAGAAGATGAAGAAACTGATGATGATTTCGCTGGTGGTTCAGGAACACCCAAAAAAATCGATCCTTCTAGTATTGATGGTATGTCATTAACACGACCTAATATATTTTTTCAACGATTAGCAAATAAAGATCCTAGTTTATTTTTAACAAAAAAAGATGGTAAATTTGAATCTTATTCTAGAATGTGTCTTCATTCTCAACTTAGACAACCTGTATTACTTACACAAGAAGAAAAAGATTATATTGATATTAATCATCCTGGTTCATATAAAAGTTCAGTAGCATATGGAAGTGACCCAAAAAAACAATATCATTATATATGTCCCCGTTATTGGTGCTTATTAACAAACACGAGTATGACTGAAGAAGAAGTCAAAACAGGTAAATGTGGAAAAATTATACCATTTAAATCAAATACTGTACCAAAAGGGCATTATGTATTTGAGTTTAATCATCCAAAAGTACACCAAAATTCGGATGGAAGTTATATTGATCATATGCCAAGTTTCTTATCAAAAGACAAACACCCAGATAACAAATGTATCCCTTGTTGTTTTGCGGATTGGACAAACAAGAAAAAAGAAAAAGAAACCGTTCAAGCGAAGCGCATTAAATCGTGCGCAGCCGATTCAATTACAAAGAAAGAGAATAATAAACCAGTAGAACGAGTTAAGCAAAATATATCATCATTACAATATATTATTGGATTTGAAAGTTTTCCTTTACCCGATGGTAGATATGGATTTTTACATCCTGGTATTGAAAAATTATTAAATATCGATTATAAAACAATTGTTGAACCTCAAAATCCCGCATTTATTAAAAAAAATAAATGGGCTACATTAAGATTTGGATGTGAAAATTCAGAAAATAAGTCGTTTATGGGATGTTTTTCGGAATTACATCGTATTAATAGTAAAGTTGGTTACAAATGGACAATTCAACAATTATGTGATAATTTATCTGAACAAATCAAATTAGATGATTTCATACGTTATAATAATGGTTCATTAGTATCCAGTTTTAAAAACAGAAATAATAAAATAAGGGAGGTAAATATGGGACCATATAAAGATACAAAAATTTATAATTCAATGAATAAAATGGATGAAGTACAATTAAATTACTTGGAGGAAACCATTATTGCATTAGAAAATTTCAAAGCATTTATTAAAGACCCAAAATCAGAGATTGACCATACATTTATGTGGGATATATTATGCGATGAACAAAATCCTCTTGGTATTGAACCTGTAAATTTGATTATATTAGAAATGGATTTTAGTGATATTACAAATAATGTAAATATTTTGTGTCCTACTAATGCATACAGTAGTCACGTTTATGATGAAACAAGAAAGAATTTTATATTAATCAAAAATGGTTCTTATTATGAAATATTAAGTCGCATTATTTTTGAAGCAACTGAATCCAGTAGTATAAAGGGATATCATATATTTAACCCCGAAGAACCTGAATTACAAGAAATAAACACCATTATGAAAACAATTAATAATAGTATGAAAAATCATTGTGGACCATTAGACAGTAAACCAAATGTTTACGTATATGAAAAAAATATGGAAGCAAAAAAGATGATAAAACAATTATTAGATATTAATTATGAAGTGGAAAAACAGGTCATTAATTATCAAAATAAAGTCATCGGTTTAATAGTTAAAATGGATAAAAGTGACTCTCGTGGATTTTTTGTACCAACACAACCATCAATTATAAATAAAAAAATAGAATACGTTACTATTGATCACGATATTTGGAATGATTACAAAACCACAATTAGTAATTTAAAAGATTTAAATAGTAATAATAAGAACATTAAATGCTTACCCCGACAAAAAGTGGTAGAGGATGGTATGATTGTTGGTTTAATTACTGAAACAAATCAGTTTATTCAAATAGTTCCTCCGTATCAAAATATAGATGAAACATATAAAATAGATTTACAACCCATTTATGAAACAAATCACATACTTGCTGATAAGTCATTAAATACATCACATAAACACGATAATGATCGAACAACAAGTGTTAGGAATATTAATTTGGAAAATAATTTTTACAATGCATTTAAAAATATTGTTCGCATTTTAATACACAAAAAGGGAAACAGTGAATTATTTCAACAAATAAAACATTTTATAAATCATCCGAAATATTTTTATAAAACAAAAATAACACAACTAACCAAAATGATAGATTTTGTTATTGGTAAATTTATTGATTTTGTTGATTATGATGATAATATATTAAATGATATTGATCAAATTACAACATGTTTCGATAATGATTTAAATAAAAAATATTGTACATTAAAGAAAGATATACCAGTATTACTTATACCAAATAAAAATCTTATTAGTGGTGAAGAAAATAAAACATTGTATTTGGAAAGATTATCCGATGAATTTATACGAAATAAATCAGTCCAAAAATATTTACTTGAACTCGAAAGCAGCATTCACGTTTATGCAAATAATTATAGTATAAATAAAGATGAATTTATTATATTACAACAAATGCTTTCAGATAATTATTATGACAACATATCAACCATTTCAAAAGATAGTGTTTCAAAATTAAATAATTACGATCTTGCACAACCAAGCAGTAGTCAATATTATAGTGATAAAATTGTTAAAAAGGAGGAGAAAAATACATCATTTATTGAAAAGCATTTAAATTGTATTCACAATATATCGAAAACAATATTACAACCAGTAAATGGCAAGTGGAATTCTATATTTACGTTTAAGAGTAACGAAATATTATTTAAACGTAGTAATGACTATTGCAGTTTTGCAGTGTTACAATTTTTGTATGGTATATATACAAAAAAGTATATTAGTATTATTGAAATTAAAAATAAAATATGGAATGAATTCTATTTTCTAAACATGATGTCGTATTCCGATAAAATTTATAGCATATTAGAAAAACAAGGGAAAAAAGACATCATAAAGCAAATAAAATCAGGTAAGATTTCATTAAATAGTGCTATTAAAGAAGATGGATATTTTATTACTGATTTGGATGTTTGGGCGTTTTTTAATATTGAAAAAATTCCTGTTTTACTATTTTCGGAATCAAACTTTCAATCAATGATGACACATACCAATTGGATTATTAACGACACTACATTAGATAAAAAACATTATTTTATACGAACTAATAAAGATTATGAATACTCCATCATAGAAACACCAATGGAACTTAAAAAGTTGGCACATTTTTCCGATAAAATGAAAACAATAAGTTCCACTAAATCCGATGATATTATTTATAATAATATTAACATTAACGATTATTTGGAATTGTATTAATCACTTCATATTCACTTGCTTTCACCCCTCCAAATATGTCCAATTCTATATTCATATATAAAAAATAATATTCGTTTTTCTCATTTTTATACAAAATATGAAAAATAGAACCCATACTACTTCTTGCATAACATATATAATTAGGAAGCTGTTTTGATTGTATAAATTTTATTATTTCTATTAACTCTTTTTTATCAAGTTCTACTTGATAAAAAGGAGAATTTACACTATTTACTAAATCTTCGCATTTATCTGAATTATGTATTAAATAATTCTTTATTTGGAGTAAAAAATCTTCTTTTATACTCATTATTAATTAATATTATTATATATTTATATTAATTAATCATTTGTTTACAAACCCATATCATAGTCATCATCCATATTAACACAATCATTGGAATCAACCTTAAATGATGAAATATTATTTTCCAACTTTGTATTTGAACAATTACGGTCTTGTTTGATACCAAATGCCTTCTCTATTTCTTCTTTTTGTTTATTTTCCTTGTATTCGCTGTTGTCATATTTCTCCATTTCTTTCATATCCAATAGGATCTTGCACATTCCTGTTCCAAAAGGACCGATTTGTCCAAGCATTACATTTGCAGAAACACCACGAATATTATCAAACTCTGCATGACGACTTGCATTCAATAGCACCTCTGTATGTACCTCAAATGTTGATTTGGCAATGGGTCCAACATTATCATTCAATAGGCCCGAACGGAATATTGATACCATATTCTTAGTCAATGTCATTCTATCACACAGCAGACCCAAGTGATGATAATTAATATAGACACCACTAAATTCCATCACATCTACGAATTCATCATGAATCATTTGACGGGCCGCTTCAAGCCCTAATACATCAAACACTTCTTTAATATCATTACTTATAGTGCGTTTAGTATCGATGTAATCAAGTGCAAGTATATCCAATAGATTTGTTCCAGTTGTGTCCAGTACATAAATATCTTTGGGTTCATAACCATTCTCACTTTGTACCATATAATTTTGCACTTTGCGAACGTTTACATTGGATATTTTATTAATTCCACGAAGCACAATATTATTTAACATTTGTTCTTGGAATTCGCGCAGTAAATATATGTCATCTGACTGGTCTAGTACATACTGACTACCTGGTGTCTTCTTTTTATTATTATTTAATATGGAGCTATTTAAACGGATTCTAAACACAAGATTATTCATATTGTAATCGGAATAAATACATTGCACATCACTTCCGTAACCCGCATTTATAGCAAAATTAATATCATCCATTGTAATATTTCTATGAAGCATTTTTTCAGCATCTATTTCAATACGAATCACCCATTTGGATTTTTCAAAACTATCTTCTTCTTCTTGCAAACACTCTTGTACCATATTTTCGAATTCATAATACTGATCCATCAAATGATGATCTTCTTGAATAACACTTTCAGATTCATTTGCATCAAAGCAAATTTGAACACGTTTTACGACATCACTTAGTTTTGTATGATTCAACATCTCTGAATAACTAATTCCTTTTTTCTGATTTGTTTGTTCATGCTCTCGCAAATAAATAGTTAATGATGAACTTTTTGGATTTTTTGTAAGACGCAATATTTCCTCAATACGTGGAACACCACGCGTTACATTTGATTTCGATGCAACACCCGCCAAGTGAAACGTATTCAATGTCAGCTGAGTTGTTGGTTCACCAATCGACTGACCAGCAATTACACCCACCATTTCACCAGGATGAACCAATGCTTCTTTATAACGCATATAAATTGTTTCCAACAATATTGTTAATCCTTTTCTGTGAAAACGCTTCATCACTAACAATGTTTTAGGATTCAAATAATAATAATACAATACTTTCAATAATTCATTTTGTTCCATATAATAAAGCCCATTGATTTTTTCATAATACGCGTCTATCATATCAAACGCTTCCAAAGGAGTAATATCCACTGCACTATTTCCGTTTAAGTGCAATTGTTTCGAAATATTGTTAATCATATGTTGAAAACTAATTGGAACTTTCACGCTGTTGTCATTCTTATATTTAAATACATTTTCAATCAACAACTTGCGCATATGTAACATATAATTAATTTTAGACATACAACGGGTTTTCGTTTCTTCACGCTGTTTTTTCATACGTGTAATCGTACCTTTTGTGTAGATTTGGCCCATACCCTTGCGCTCATCATGAATTCCAATTATATCATACAACATATAAATATCATCACTATTCATTTCCACAATAGGTATCGATTGACTCTCAATCTTTGTTGAATCAAATCCATCCTCACCATAAGCAAACTGAACAATTCGATGTTTATTATTTCGTACAGTCATATCATATTCGACCTTCAAATCTTCTAGACCCTTAATCAAACGTCGCTGGATATATCCCGTCTGTGATGTTTTTACCGCCGTATCAATCAAACCAATACGACCACCCATTGCATGGAAAAACAACTCCGGAGCAGTCAATCCAGAAATATACGAATTTTCAATAAATCCACGTGCACCAGGGGAATCATCATATTTATTAAAATGAGGAAGAGTACGATTTTCATAACCATAAGGTACACGCTTTCCTTCCACACTTGTCTGTCCCAAACACGAAATCATCTGCGAAATATTAATCAACGAACCCTTTGAACCAGATTCAACAATCTTTAAAAATCGGTTATTTTGGTCCAACGATTTACGACCAATCTTACCTGCCTGTTCAGTCGCTTTATTTAAAATGTTTTGTACTTGCATTTCAAACTCCATCATATTTGACTTCGCACTTGAATTTTCAAATGTGCCAAGATGCAACTGATCAATCAATGACTGCACTTGTTGTTTTTGTCCTGTTACTACCTGAATAATACTGTCCTGTGTTTTAGTATCAGCAATCAAATCACTAATACCTACACTATATGAACTATTTGTCATATATTCTGTTACAACGTTTTGCAAGTCATCGATAAATTGCATTGCACGCAAATGTCCATAATCATTAAATATACGATGAATTATACCAGACGTTGCTTTTCCCAATACAGATTTCTCCATTTGACCTCGCTTATAATTTCCATTTTCGATTTCCATTACATTATTGGATGTTGCATATTCTTCATCATCTTGCCACAATTTTGTTTTATATTTCAATGTAAGTGGGGGCAATATTTGACTCAAAATATCAAAACTAGAAACCTCTTTTTTTCCATTTTCAAATAATTTATTTATATCTACGTTTTTATAATACATCAATAAATTCATTGCCTCTTTCTTTGAAAAATTAATATTTGGCCGCGTAAACTGATAAGACCCCAACATTGAATCCTGGAATATACCAATAATAGGAGCATTACTTGCTGGACTCACAATTTGATAAGGAATTGCTGCCAACTGTTTTAATTCTGTTTCCGCCATTATATTTTGGGGCATATGCATATTCATTTCATCTCCATCAAAATCGGCATTATATGGCTTTGTATCACCAACATTCATTCTAAATGTGTCACCTTTTTTCATCACACGAACAATATGACACATCATTGACATTCTATGCAAACTGGGCTGACGATTAAAAAGCACTCCATCCCCATCCATCATATGACGATGTACTACATCACCAATGTCAAGGCGAATTGAATCACGATCCATGTAACGCAATGATACATTGTCACCATTTTTTCGCTCCAATATTTTTGCTCCTGGATATGTATCCGGACCATTTTGAATAAGTGTTGTTAAAAATTTAATATTTCGTTCATTTACCTTTACTGGTTTTGTGATATTCATTGCGATTTTCATTGGTACACCCAGTTCCTTAATAGATAAGTTAGGATCACCTGTAATCACAGAACGGGCACTAAAATCCACACGCTTTCCCATTAAATTACCACGAATACGACCATATTTACTATTTAAACGATCCATAATACATTGAAGAGGACGACCCGAACGCTGCTGCATTGGAGCGGATCCCTTTACTTTATTGTTTACAATCATCGCCACAAAATATTGAATTACATTTCGCAATCCTTCAATCACATTGGGATTAGTTTCACCCGCTGCTAATTTGTCTTTTAATGTATTATTTTCTCGAATAATGTTGCTATAAATATGTGTCAAATCATCTTCACTACGCTGTTGAGCATCGTGTTTTACGGAAGGTCTCATTGCTGGAGGTGCAATTGGTAAAACCTGACACACAAACCATTCGGGACGTGACCAAACAGGACTAAATCCCATAAAATGAATATCATCGTCGCTCATACGTTTAAAAATCTTAATTATTATTTCCGGTGTCAATCGCATTTCTATTTTTTTTTCTTCTCCATCACCATCATCCAGTTTCTCCCAATACGCAATTATATTGGCTAAACCTTCCAATTTCACTTTATCCGGACATTTACATCCACATCCCTCACCGTTACTATCTCCACATCTCTTAATTTTTGCGACATTGCTTGTTACATAATTCCATCTGTCGCTTTCACTATAATCTAAAATATGTTTATGACGTTCTTTATTCAATAAAAGTTTACTACATTTTAAACAAATGCATTTGCAAATTTTCATTATTTCTTTAATATGTTGGATGAAGAATACAGGACGGCCTAACTCAATATGACCAAAATAGCCAGGGCTATCTATATATGTGTATCCATCTGTTGGGCAAATATATCCGGGCTCCAAAACACCCATTCGAGGATCGAAGAGACCACCCGGTTGAGGTTTATTATTAATGTATGTATCACGAGAGGTTATTTCAGCAACTGAATTTTTGCGAATTTCCTCCGGTGACAATACACTAAATTGGATGCCAATAATTTTAGATGTATCCATTTTATGCATACTATAATAATATATATTTATATTATTTTATAAATCAATTTTGATATACATTACAAAAATTGATTCATAAAAATAATATTAAATACAATATACATTTATACATTATGGTGCGTTCTAGTGATAAAATAAAGTCAAATTCTCGCAATTCTGCGAAATCTAAGTCAAAATCATCAAAAACAAATAAAAAAGTTAAGCACGCTGAATCGTCTGACGAAGATTCTGATTCGTCTTTTATTGATGAGGATGATGATTATTATGAGGATGATGAAAGTGAGGAACTGGATGAGGAATCTGGTTCTGACGAAGAGGAAGACAGTGACGAAGAGGAAGAGGAAGAGGAAGAGGAAGACAGCGAGGAAGAACATAGTAAAAAGAAAAAACATTCAAAAAATTTATTGAAACACGAAGATATTCAACGTATTATTTCAAAACTAATTCCGTCGAAATACATGACAAATAAAGTAAAAAATCAAAAGAAAAATAAAAAACGCAAAGATAAATCCGAAGACCACGATTCGCGCAGTCCTAGTTATTCTTCGTCTGATTCTGAAGAATATTTACCAGATGAAGAAGAAGAATTTGATGATGAAGACGAACGTAATGTCATTCTTCTTTTGGGAGATGAAGTAAATGAAGAAGAAGAATATAATTCACAAAATGATGATGACGATTGTGATAGTGGAGACGAAGAAACATTTATGAAAGAAAATTATCAAAAAATCGAAATTCCGTCTAATGCCACTTCAAAAAAGAAAAAACAAAAAAAACAAAAACAAAATGTTCACGATGATGAAGATGATGAATCTCAAGAAGATATTACGCAAGAATATAAGGACTTGTGTGAACTTAAACGGGATTTGACTCAAAAACTAGAAACTAAACCCAAAAACAAAACATTGATTCGTGCCATTCGGGACTGCGATTCAGATATTAAGAAACTTGTCAAGAAAAATCGCATTAAAAACGCCAAAAAATATCATAAACTTATTCACCATCAACGTAAATATACAAATGAAATCGATTATTTCAAAACAAAAATGACGTATCAAGAGCAAATGCGCATTATGAATGAACTCAAAGACCTCAACAAATACATTAATATTGATAAACCTTATCGAGTTGCACTTCTAAATTCGTCTGTTCCACAAAAATTCAAGGCCATTGCTCTTCAGAAGTTGAATGTTTTGAAAACAATGGAACCAGGTGACCCCGAATATTATAAACTCAAACAATGGGTTGATGCTTTTATGCGCATTCCATTTAATAATTACAAGTCACTTGATGTAAATATGAAATCGGGCATTGACCAATGCAACACATTTATGACAAGTGCAAAAAACACACTGGATGATTGTGTTTATGGTCTAAATGATGCTAAAATTCAAATTATGCAAATGATGGGTCAATGGATTACCAACCCCGATTCTGTTGGTTCTGCTATTGCCATTAAAGGTCCTATGGGTACCGGTAAAACAACCCTTGTAAAAGAGGGTATAAGTAAGATTTTGAATCGCGATTTTGAGTTTATTGCCCTTGGAGGAAATAGCGATGCCAGTTTCTTGGAAGGACATTCATATACATACGAGGGAAGTAGTTGGGGGCGTATTATTCAAATCATTATGGACAGCAAATGTATGAACCCCGTCATTTATTTTGACGAGTTGGACAAAGTCAGTGATACACCAAAAGGTGAGGAAATCATTGGCATTTTGACACATCTTACGGATACTACACAAAATTCCGAGTATCACGACAAATACTTTTCCGACATCTCATTTGACCTTAGTCGTTGCTTGTTCATTTTCAGCTATAATGACGAGTCCAAAATCAATCCAATTTTGCGCGATCGTATGTATCGTATCCAAACAAAGGGCTATGATACAAAAGAAAAACTCATTATTGCTAGAAAACACTTGCTTCCGAAAATTCGCGAACAAGTCAATTTCAAAGAAGAGGAGGTCATCATTCCCGATGAAACCATTGAATATATTGTAAATTCCGAATCTCTTACCCAAAAAGAATCGGGTGTACGCAATCTTAAAAGATGTTTGGAAATTATTTACACCAAACTAAATCTCTTTAGATTGGTGAAAAATGATAATAAACTATTTGAAGATGACATTAAAATCAAGGTGGAATTCCCATTTACAGTTACAAAAGAACACATCGATATATTGATAAAAAAAGATGATAAAATAAATCCTAGTTTGTTTGGTTTGTACATTTAATCAACCAATTCACATTTACTTCTACATATTGGACACGGTTCTTCATATATTTTTTTATAACAGTTCGTACATACTGTATGACCACAATGCAAATCTATTTGTAAACAATGTTCCAAACAAATGCAACAATCGTCAAAATAATTCATTTTTTCAAATAATTTTTTTTTATTATTGTAAATAGTGTAATCGGGCATTTGTTCGATGCTATTTTTCCAACTTATTACATATTTTATCAAGATACTTTCCTTACTATCAATTACCATCTTCTCTTGTAAAATACATAGTATTTCTTCTAATACACTATGTATTTCTAATTGATTCATATTTTCCTTTTTTACTGCAATATGTTTTACACTGTCTATTATTTTTATTACATCTAACAAGCACATATTTAACGTTTCAATACATTTATCTCTAAGATATTTTAATGTATGTTTTTTTTCATTATTGAACACAAAATCAAATTGTTCAAGTGAATCAGTTAACAATTGTTCTATTTTTACATCTGTTTTGTCATTTGCATATAATTCTATACATTTTGCTATTATTGTTTGTGCTAAGTTATAATGTGGTATTATTGTTTTTTTATCATCTTCCACGTGAATGGCTTTATTGTAAAATATAACAGATTCATGATAATCATTCATATCATCAAGTAAATCAGCATACCCTGACAAATTTGATTCGTTTTCACATATTTCAATTGACATTTGAAAATAATGTTGAGATTCTTTATATTTGTTTTCTTCATACAAATATGTTCCACACTTGTCAAATGCTTTTACTAGAGAATATATTCCAATGGAATCATTATCGTAATCGTACATTTTTGTAATATTTTTGTATTTATCTATACAAGAATATTTTAAATCAATTTCCTTTATGATAACACAGTTGTTTCAAATATTTTACTTATTACCAAATATGGATCACAATTAGATCCTGGACGGCGATCTTCAAAATATCCCTGTTTATTTTTTAATGTGTCATTACCAATACGAACTGATGCACCTCTATTTGCTACTCCATTAGTAAATACATTATAATCTGCTGTTTCGTGTTCGCCTGTCATTCGCGTTTCATTGTGTAAACCATATACTGCCATATGGCTACTGTGTTTCTTTGATAATTTCTCGATTGCATCATTAATATAATGTAGACCATTTTTATCACCCGAACCCTCTCTCATATTTTTTGTACTATAATTTGTGTGACACCCTGAGCCATTCCAATCTCCCTTTATTGGCTTGGGTTCAATGTTAATTCGTACACGAAACTTTTCTGATAAATAATACAATAAATATCGCGCTACCCATAAATGATCTCCCGCTTCAATACCCACACACGGACCTATTTGGAATTCCCATTGACCCGGTGCAACTTCCGCATTTACACCCGACAATTTAATTCCATATTCTAAGCATAATTTTGCATGTCGTTCCACTAATCCCCGCCCAAATGCATTATCCACCCCTACACTACAATAATATTGGCCCTGTTTATTTGCTTCTGTAAAACCCAATGGTAAGTTCGTATTCAGATCAATCAAAAAATACTCTTGCTCCAATCCAAACCACGGCTCTGATTCCTTATTTTTATTAAACAATTTACAGGCATTATTTCGATGGTTACTTTGCGTTGGTAGTTCATCATTTTCATACGTTTCACATAATACTAGGGTTATCTCATCCGGATGGATTGTATTTTTGAATACCGCACACGGCTTCAATATTATTTCGGAATTATTACTATTTGCTTGCCCGGTCGAACTACCATCATAATTCCAGTTTGGTATATTTTCTAAATCGGATAGCACACGTGTCTTACTACGCAAAGCCCCGGCTCCATCTATCCATATATATTCCACCAAATGCATTATAATAATAATTATAATATATGTTTTATGTTATAATTATTAATACTTTATATTTCCATAGGTTGACCCACATCGTTTCCACCACGAGTGCGTAATAATTTATTGTGAGTTTCGTCCATACATAAAAATCCGTTTTTGTTTGTTAAGTTATTAGGAGCACACGTCTTCTTTCCATCTAAATTGTCTAGTTTATCCAATTTATGATGATTTTCTGTCAAATCATAAAAACCAGAAAAGCCATCTATTTTTTTTCCGTGTGTCGGTGCTTTTAATGATTTGGGATTAGTGAATCCTTCATAATCATAGTTTTTACTAAAATGATTCATTTCCATAAATGGAATAAATGTAGGTGTTTTACACAATGTAACCATAAATAAAATTAAAAATAATACAAGAACAATATAATACTCTATTTCCATTTTCATAGTTATATACTATTTTTATATTTTTTTACAGACCCTAAAAATCGTTCTTTTGAAACGTTCGAATTCAGTAAATCGTCATATAAATCGTTTGTTTGTGAAGTATATCGTTTATGTATAGTATTTTTATCTGTATTAAATCGCACCCACAACCTATTTACTGTATTGCGTCTCCATCTATTCAGTTTATATATAGCCGCATCAATGTTAAAGTTTTTTATATATTTCTGATTTACGTATATTAAAAATAAAATAATCAAAATTCCAAAAATAATAGTTATATCCATATATGTTATAATCACAAAATATACATAAAAACAATTAATATATTTATAATATATATAATGAATAATCAAGAACGTCTTCAGTTAAAGAAAATGATCACCGAATCAGAATGTGGCGATAATACTGACCATATTCGTGAGATTAAACATAGTTCTAAAATTTTCAAGGACATTGATACAATTGTTAACCTAAAACGTTCCCACCCTTCAATGGAGCAAAACGAATTTTCCCTTTTATGTATTGACAATGCACGATTTTTATATGATAATTACAGTGACATTTTTCATAAAGTTGTTAAATGTGAAATCGATTTGCAAATAATGGCTCATTTTTTAAATACATTGAAACAAGTTGAAGATGGGAAAATGGACCAACACGAGGGTTCTGTTATTATTGGTAAAATTTTGAAAGAAATGTATGTCGATAGTGCTCTCCGCCAGGGAGAGAATCTTGATAAAAAGTATGCCGGTGATAAGAAACCAAATTATGATGGTGAAAAAATATCATGGAAACAATACAAGATGTTACATATGTAAGAGTATTTTCTAAAAAATTGATTACAAAAATGGTCCCAGTTCTATTCAAACAATTAATAATTATGTGGGTTATAAATCCAAACACAGATTATTCAAAATATTATGGATATACTGTAAGAGTAACATATATAGATGGTTACAGTTCAAATGAGACACATTTTGAAGCAATACTTACAAATATTATAGTAAATGCACAAAATCTTGTAAGTATAATACTTGATAGACAAATACTACATTCATACGAAAAATATGTATACACTAGTAAACACACTGTTTGTCCAAATATAATTTCAAAATTAGAAGTACTTATTCCTGATTTAAAAAAAACAATAGAAACAGATTTAACACAACACAAATGTGGTTATGATGAGTCAACAATTATATTAGGATTTCTAGATAATTATATTGAAATATAATTTATCAAAATTGATTTAAATGTTTTTTTACATAATGTATAATATACACTATGTCAAGTTTTTCAGCACCCGTCAAGTTTCCCCACGCATTTCTTCGTATGGCCATCCATACAAATGATCAAAAACTAAAAGATAAATATTTTGATGCAGTAATTGAACACAATAAAAAAATGCTTGAACCGTGTCCAGATTCTGGTTTTGATGTTTTTACACCGGAAGATGTGATTTTTGATCATCATTTTGATACCAAAATGATTAATATGCAAGTTTCATTTGAAATGCGCCCATATAATGTTCATACAGGAAAATATGATGATTGTTGTGGGTTTTATTCATATCCTCGTTCAAGTATTTCAAAAACACCCCTTGTATTAGCTAATCACGTTGGTATTATTGATTCTGGATACAGAGGAACACTACGAGGAGCGTTTAGAATGCTACCTACAACAATGGTTGACGATATTCAAAATCAAAACAAAAAATATACTGTTGAAAAGTTTCAGCGTTTGTTGCAAATTTGTCATCCTTCATTGTGCCCCATTTTTGTCGAATTAGTCACACCAAATGAACTAAGTGATACATCACGAGGTGCGGGTGGTTTTGGTTCAACTGGTGTATAAATATTTTGGATAATTTATAATATCTTTACACTATAGATGAATACAATAAATGATGAAAATATTACTGTGTACAACAGTTTAATATATGAAAAAAAGAATATAAAAAATAAACAGGTCGTAACATTTGATTTAGATGAAACCATTGGTTCGTTTTCACATTTACATATATTATGGAAAGGTGTAAATCGATTTATAGATAAAGGTTATAACAAAAAAAATGAACTTTTTTTTCGAATTTTTGATTTGTATCCCGAATTTTTGCGATATAATATTTTAAATATATTAAAATTTTTAAATCAAAAAAAAAATAACAAAAAAATTAATCTTTATTTGTACACAAATAATCAATGTGAAACAACGTGGATAACATACATAACAAATTATATTGAATATAAACTTAAGTTAACAAAACCAATTTTTAATAAAATTATATACGCATTTAAAATAAAAAATAAACGTATTGAACCGAATCGTACAAGTCACAAAAAAATACACGAAGATTTTATAAATTGCGTAATGATACCAAAAAATACTGAAATATGTTTTATAGATGATTCATTTCATCAAGATATGATTCACAATAAAGTATACTATATACAACCAAAAGCACATTACCACGGCATAACCATAAGTAAAATTATTCAACGCTTTATAGAATCAAAGGTTGGTAAATATTGTATTACACTTTCTACATTAAAACACAATTATATTCCTTTTTTACATGATTGGTTCGAATTTAATCAGGCAAAAAAATATATACCAAAAACATATATTTATGATATTAAAAAAGAAAAGAAAACATCCAGAAAAATATTATATTATATTAAAGAATTTTTATACACATCAAACAATAATAAAACAAAAAAAAATAAAGTTAAATTTAATTTCACCAGAAAGAGGTACTAATCTTCTTCTATATGTTCATTTACCATTAAAATAAGTTCTTCTTGTGTTGTTAATTTTTGAAACGTCAAACATTCATCAAATTTATAATTTATAAAACGATGATTACTGGACATTATTTGCACATTTATACCATTATTTGTAAATGTTATATTTGTTACTATACCACCATTTGTTAATTTATTTGTTCCACCTATGCGCACCCAGCGCACCATTCGTCCTTTTATTAAATCATTTATCTCATCCACATATCTGTATTTCATTAATTTTTTCATTATATTTTCTATGTTTTCTATGCTTTTTTCTTGCAATATGTTTATATTTTCTTCATATAAATCGTTCGTCGTTTTATTTTCCAAATAACTAATATTTACATCATCAATCGTTTCTAGTAAGTCATTTATATCTATATTACTTTCACATTCTCCACTTTGACGAACATTTTCAATAATTTCTTCCATATTTTTTAATATTATATAAAAATATATTATTATCAATTTTATATGACTACAAACATAAATAATAAATATATCATTGATGATATAATAAGTAAAGGTGGATTTGGTATTGTATTTAAGGGACATAAAATAAAAAATAGTCAAAATGTTGCTGTAAAAATAAATTATGATAAACATAATGCATTAAAACAAGAATCCACCATTTTACATTATTTAAACAACAAAAAATGTAATAATATACCTACCATTTTTTATTATGGTATTTGGGAAAATAACCCCGTTATGGTAATGCCATATTACGAATGTTCTCTAAACGACTTTATTGTTAATCATAATACATATAATGTAATCAAAAATTTATTTTATCAATCGTTACAAATAATGAAAAATATACACGACCATTATATTATTCATTGTGACATTAAACCTGATAATATTATGGTTTATAATAATAAAGTTATATTTATTGATTTTGGATTAGCTAATTTTTATAAAAGTGATGATGGATTCTTACCAAATATTGAAAATGATAGTATTACTGGTTCTCCATTATACGTTAGTCATTTTATACATCAAGGAAACACTTCAAGTGTCCGAGATGATTTAATTTCTCTTTGTTTTGTATTTTTAAAATATCATTTAAAATACTTACCTTGGAATTTGCCTACTGATTATTCTCACTCATTGTATAACCCGTGTCATAAAATGTTTATTGAAAAAAAATCTGCATTTCCATATAATTGTAACATTAATTACATAACATCTGTATTAAAATATTGCTATTTACTTGATTATGACCAAACAATAGATTATGAACTAATTATTAATTGAAATTAATATAAAAAGAGTACCACTGTATTATATATAATAGTAATGTCTGCACCTATTGCCGAGAAAGTTACTGGTCAAGTTAAATGGTTTAATACCAAAACAGGTTATGGGTTTATCACAGTGTTGGATGATGGAGATTTTAAATCTTCTGATATTTTTGTACATTACAGTAATTTGCGCATTACTCACTCACAATATAAATATCTTGTGCAAGGAGAATATGTTGAGTTTGATATGGTAAAGCCCACTGAAGGTTCACACGAGTATCACGCAGTAAATGTATCTGGAATACGTGGTGGAAATATCATGTGTGAAATTCGCCACGCTGCTGAAAAGGAGCGTGAGAAGCGTTCCAGTGAGGCCGGAGACGAGAATACAGAATGGCAACAAACTCGCCGCCGCCGACCATCTGGACGCAAACAAGTTGCTAGAGCATAAATTCATAAAAATTGAAACATTTTAATACATATTTATTATTTTAAATAAATATGTTTTCTACTATTTGCACCCTCATTGCCTACTTAGTTGTACTTAATATATCAAAAAAAATGATGCATAAGTATAATCTAAAATATGACGACAATCCAATGATATATTTCGGAGACCACGATTTTTATTACTTACCAAATAAAACATATACATACAATGCATTGAATGTAGACAATTACACTGTTAAATTAAATACAAATCAAAATAAAACCCACTATAACTATATGTAACTCTCCAACTCACACAATTGCTCTATTGTATTTACACCCAAGACCTCATGTATTTTATTTGATGGTATGTTGTGTTCATAAATATCATGTTGATTGTTATGTAAAATTTCTATTATATCGGTTAAATAATATTCTTTTGCTGCATTATTGTTTTCCAATTTATATATATATCTGAACAACAATCGCCCCATTATCTTATATATTCCACAATTTACTTTTTTTATTGCCCTTTGTTCTTCACTACAATCTTTTTCTTCTATTATTTTTATTACATTTTCTCCTTTGTTAATTATTCTTCCCATTCCAAACGGATTTTCTTTTTCTGTTGTCACAACGACGTCGTCTTTTCTATTTAAAATACTATTTAATGTTTCTGTTGTTGTCAATGGTACATCACCACACAAAATAATAATATTATGCTCTTGAATATGATATAATTCACTTACACACGCTTGTATTGCGTGTCCAGTACCAAGTGGTATACCTTGTTTAATATACTTAATTATAGATTGTTGATTTTCATTTAGATAATTTTCTATTGTTTCTTGTATCTCATTACTATACTTTCCTACAACAATATATATATTTTTGGGATTTGTTCGTAATACACTTTGTAATACACGCACTATCATTGGCTTGTCTTTAATTGGTACACATACTTTGGGTGTATTTGGATAAGCATCCGCCATACGTTTTCCAATTCCACCTGCTAATATGATAACACTATGCATAATTATATATTATTAAAATTGAATACTGTATAGTATTTAAATCAATTTTATATAATAATGGTTTTTAAAATACATACTGAGACATTTGAAAATATTAAGTTTATTGTTGGACGCAATTCATACTCCAACTGGAAAATACTTGATGATTCCGAAGACGATGATATATGGATTCATTTACAAAATGAATCATCACCATATGTAATTTTAGAAAATACATCAGAAATAACTGATAAACATTTAGAATATGGTGCAAAACTATGTAAACGTTTCTCAAAAAATAAGACAAATAAAGCGACTGTTTGTATTATACCTGTTCAATACGTATGTAAAGGTAAAATTATCGGACAAGCGCAATTACTTGACAAACCTGTTATAAAGACATATACTATGTAATTATTTAACATGTACTTCCTTTATTATATGTTTCATTATTTTTGATAAGTACATTGAATCTTTGTTACTATCGGCTCCGCCAAGGGCTTCTGTTGCTATTTTCATATAATGTTCACTATCCGGAGTATCACATTGTAGAGAACCTGGATGGTCCTTTTGCCAGTCCTGTAAATTATAATAATTCTTTGATTCTACGTTTTTTATTAGCTTTTTCAAGTGCTGTTTATCTTCACTGTCTCGTTCCCAATCCATTCCCTGTTTAAAATAGAGAACTTCTCGTTTCAGATCTGTACAATGTAATGGCCTTTTATAAACGTCCATGTTTCCAATAGTGTTATTGAAAATATCTATCATACCATTTAAATACCCAACATCACCCATATGTTCCAATTCTTTACAACCTAATTGAAGATTCTCCATAAAGGATTGTATTGACATTGCATCCTTACATTGAGTATTAAGAAAGAAATTAAGATTGAACTTGTTGTTATTATTGTTTGTCGTATTGTTGTTTGTAACTGTGGAAATATTAGAAATCTGTGATGACAACTTCTTAATATCTTCTTTATGTTGTCTTTGTTGTTCTTCGAGTTGTCTTTGTTGTTCTTCGAGTTGTTTCTTATGTTCTTCGTCTCGTATTTTTTGTTCTTCAAGTTGTTTCTTATGTTCCTCGTCTCGTCTTTGTAATTCATTCATTAGTAAATTTATATTATTATCACTGCATATAATTTCATTCTCTTTACTAGTATGATTACATTTACGCTTATGATTATGCAGCGAAGCTGCATGTTTATAACTTTTTCCACATACACACTTATATTCTTTTGGGATTTTTATTGAAGTTTTTTCTTTATTTTGATGTTTCAGTGTCAATAAATGTCTATTATAATCGCCCTTATTACTGCATTTAAAATCACATTTCTCACAAAAATATTCTTGGGATTTTTCAAAAGTTTTTTTATTTGGTTTTTCTTTATTTTTATGTTTCAGTGTCATTAAATGTTTATTAAAATCGTTATTGTGATAGCATTTATAATCACATATTTCACACAAATATTCGTGGGATTTTTTAAATGTTTTTTTTATTGTCATTTATTGTATATTATACAAAGAAAAAAACTTCTAAATAATTCCCAATTCTCATATTTGAAAAAATGTTATGCTATCCCAATGAGATTTTCACTTTTCATTTTACTGCAATTTACTGCATAAGGAAAAAAACTGATTTTCTTCCAAAAAAACTATTTCCAATATTTCACTTTCGGACATTTTTAAAAATGTCCAATTTTGAAAATTCGTTTCGACTTTTTTTGAGAAGTTGACAACAATATATATTATCAAAGAACTTAAAGAAACGTAACACTCTTACGGTAAATTTCATTTATTAATAACTGATAAATGAAATGTTGCACCATTTATGGTTTGACGTGGACTTCTTTTACTATATGTTTCATTATTTTTGATAAGTACATTGAATCTTTGTTACTATCGGCTCCGCCAAGGGCTTCCGTTGCTATTTTCATATAATGTTGACTATCCGGAGTATCACATTGTAGAGAACCTGGATGGCCCTTTTGCCATTCCTGTAAATTGTCATAATTCTTTGATTCGACGTTTTTTATTAGCTGTTTCAAGTGCTGTTTATCTTCACTGTCTCGTTCCCAATCCGTTCCCTGTTTAAAATAGAGAACCTCTCGTTTCAGATCCGTACAATGTAAGGGTCTTTTATATACGTCCATGTTTCCTATAGTGCTATTGAAAATGTCAATCATACCATTTAAATACCCAACGTCTCCCATATGTTCCAGTTCCTTACAACCTAATTGAAGGTTCTCCATAAAGGATTGAATAGACATAGCATCCTTACATTGAGTATTCAAAAAGAAATTAAGATTGAACTTGTTATTATTATTTGTTGTCGTGTTATTGTTTGTAACAGTCGATATTTTTGAGATTTGTTCGGATAACTTTTCTATTTCTTTCTTATGCTGATCATCTCGTAACAATATTTCCTTTTTGTGTTCTTCACGCTCTTTTTGGTGATGTTCATCTTTGCGTCGCATTTCATCAATCAATAAATCAATTTTACTTTCTTCTACTTCATTTTGAAGTGTATCTACTATATCGTCTAAACGATTTTCCATTTTATATTGTGCCGTACATTTCTTTTGATGTTGATGGAGACCTTGACGGTAACGATATGTTTTTCCACAATTACAACTGAAACCATATATGCTAGATAAATTATTAGGCATTTTTTTGTCACTATTTGTCATTCGTTTATGTTTTGCAGTTAAAATGTGTTTGTTATAATTGCTCATTTTACTGCATTTAAAGTCACATTTTTCACAGAAAAATTTATCGGCATTTTTTGGCATTTTTTTGTCATTCATTTTTCCTAAATTAGAGTGACAAAAAAATGCCGTTTTTTATACACATAAAAAAATATTAAGGTAACAATTCATTTTTAACAATTTTCTAATTACTGCAATTTACTGCATAAGGAAAAAACTGATTTTCTTCCAAAAAAACTATTTCCAATATTTCACTTTTGGACATTTTTAAAAATGTCCAATTCTGAAAATTCGTTTCGACTTTTTTTGAGAAGTTGACAACAATATATATTATCAAAGAACTTAAAGAAACGTAACACTCTTACGGTAAATTTCATTTATAGAGAACTGATAAATGAAATGTTGCACCACTTATGGTTTGACGTGGACTTCTTTTACTATATGTTTCATTATTTTCGTTAAATACATTGAATCTTTGTTACTATCGGCTCCGCCAAGGGCTTCCGTCGCTATTTTCATATAATGTTCACTATCCGGAGTATCACATTGTAGAGAACCTGGATGGTCCTTTTGCCAATCCTGTAAATTGTAATAATTCTTTGTTTCGACATTTTTTATTAGCTTTTTCAAGTGCTGTTTGTCTTCACTGTCACGTTCCCAATCCGTTCCCTGTTTAAAATAGAGAACCTCTCGTTTTAGGTCCGTACAATGTAAGGGTCTTTTATAAACGTCCATGTTTCCTATAGTGCTATTGAAAATGTCAATCATACCATTTAAATACCCAACATCTCCCATGTGTTCCAGTTCCTTACAACCTAATTGAAGGTTCTCCATAAAAGATTGTATTGACATAGCATCCTTACATTGAGTATTTAAAAAGAAATTCAAATTGAACTTGTTATTATTGTTTGTCGTATTGTTTGTAACAGTCGATATTTTTGAGATTTGTTCGGATAACTTTTCTATTTCTTTTCTTTGCTCCTCGTCTCTTTTTCTTTGCTCCTCGTCTCTTTTTCTTTGTTCTTCCTTTTCTTTTTTATGTTCCTCGTCACGATTTATAATGAGTTTATGTAACTGTTCATTTTGTTTCATCAAATTATTT